CATCTTCGAGCCAGTCTCTGAATTTCCTCGTCGGGATTTCCGCGCACTACCGCGTACTTCGCCAATGAGCGCCACGGGTTCTCTGGAAAGAGACCCCCATACGCTAGGTCGTACCCTTCAAAGTCAGACATTGACCAGTTATACTTCACCGCCGTGTCCAATACTTCACTATCCATCCGCCTCTTAGGTTTCCCTCGAGTTGGAGTTGGTGTTAGACGCGCAATTACTGGAAAGTAGGGCCCGCAATAATCTCTAGCCTCACGGCGAGTTCTTGCCAACCCTTCTCCCCCTTCGTAGACCTCCCTAACAGTTGAGACTGCGTCTTCCAGTCCCCACTGGGCCCATCTTTCGACGGTGCGCAGGAAGTCTGTTGTGTCCACGAAGGGGATACCTAGTTTCCCTGGCGTTTAGGCCAGGGCATGACTTTGCCGTCAGCTGTCACACCAACTTTGTCATGGTCGATAGGGACAAATCGATTCGGGCTACCTTTCTGAGCCGCGACATGAATACCAATTAAGGCATTATCAGAGATAGCGAACAGAGGGCAACCACTCGCCCCCTCCACGGTTGAAGCCGTGTGGAGTCCAGCGGTATGTTTCTCAATGTTCCCAACGTCTTGCACCATGCCTTCGGGACCGAGAGTCCACAACTCGTCTTCACGGTTGTAGTACATCACGTAACACTTCTCGCCAACCTTGGCACGTCGCACTTTTACGTCCTCCTTGTCCGCAGGCCCATAATTGCCCTTCGGAGCTGCATACAGGCAGATATCCGCTTCATGGGGTTTAACGTAAGTTTCCTCACGCACACCATGTCTCCCGTTTTCACGAGAGTAAACTTCCATCCGAGTGTTAGGACCGTGGTCACAAGTGACAAGGTTACCCTTGACAACTACGCCATTCTTAGCCCAGGAAGTCGAGGCCGTCGGGCCATCAGACTTCTTGAAACCAACAATCTTTACGACTGCACGGTGATTCACCGGCTTAAGCAACGAGGAATTAACCATAATCGCTTCCTGCTTCGGCTCCTTGGGGCTCTCAGTTTCCTGTTTCTTCTTGTCCTTTCTCTCCTGATTTTTCTTGTTCTTTCGCTTGGCACGGCACCCCGCGCAATAAGCACTCTGGGTATTGGACAGAGCCACATTACATGACTTGCATCGCTCAACGCGAGCTTCAACAACTGGCTCAACTTGAGGCACGATTTGCACCGGCACAGCGGTCTTAGCCGATCTCTCAGCATTCATCCGCTCCACATCCGCAGCTAAGCGGTCCACTTTCGATTGAACTTGAGTGGTGTGGTCAAGGAGCTTCTGGTTTACGCGCTCCAGCGTTCCCATCTTGTCCTTCTGCTCATAGTACTTGCGCAAGATTTCCTGCATGCTGTCAGAAAGTTCCTGACGAAGCTGATCTTTCTGTTCGGCACTCAATTTCACAGCCGTTTCCAGCTGCTGCTCGAGCTCCTTCTTCGATTCAAAGATTCGATCGATCATCTTCTGTGCGTTAGCATCAGTAATCTTCTTCCATTCATCGCGATCCGCTTGATCGTCCAAAGTGAAGTCATTGGGTGAGGGGTTGTGATACCGCCTCGCTTCATAGACAATCTTAAACTCAGGGTTTTCGCCACTCACAACAATTTCGTCACCCACCCAAAAAGGGTCCTTCCAACCACGGCTAACTTGCCGAAGCCCGTCAGCCTTGCCAGGAGGAGTTGTTTGTAGCACATACACGGCAGGTTTCTTTTTCCCCTCTCGAGGAACACGTAACTGCCACGTCACCCCAACGTCTT